AGTCATTTCATTGGAATAATATCTTGTCAATTTTCAGCAAACGCCTAGTATAATAGAATAGCAATCTAATAAATTTATGGAAGCAATAGAACTTCTCAAAAACAAATTTGGTGTAAGCCAAAAATATTTGTATGAATTAAAAAAGGAAGAAGAAACAGTTTTAGAAATTTACTGGAATCCATTAACTATTGCAGAGAGAGAAGCGATTGTTGCGAAATCTGGAAATAGTGGAACTAATGATGATTTTGCTTTGGATCTTATGATTACAAAAGCATTAGATAAAGATGGTAAACGATTATTTCAAGATGGTCATAAGGCTTCATTACGAAGAGAAGTAAATGCAGCTACTTTGCAAGATATTCAACTTGCGATGTTAAACTCTGGTTCTGAATATAAGTTGGAGGAAGCGAAGGCAGATTTAAAAAGTTAGAAACGATTGGTTTTTTATGTTTTTCTTAGCTTCAGAGCTAGGAATGACTATTCAAGAACTTACTAATAAATTAACGCAGGAAGAATATATAAATTGGCTTGCTTACTATGAGTTAAAGAAAGAATACGAAGATAAAGCGTATGAAGATGCAAAGAATAAATCACAAGCAAGAAAACGCTAAAAGCGGTACACTAAAATAAAGTTTTGTTATTTCTGTGGCTGATTACGGAGTAAATATAAATTTAAGAGTAAAAGGTCAGTCTGGTCTTGATAGATTAAAAACGAAAGTAAATGAGTTAAGTGCAAGTATAGATAAAATTCGTGGTGTAGATATAATGAACCCTCGCAATATTGGAGGGAAAGGAGGAAAAGGGCTTCGTAAAGAAATTAAAAAATATAAACAAGATATGGATGATCTTGTTCAAGCTGTTAATAAATCTACAGGAGCTTTTGGTAAAACTACTAATCAACAAATAGCAGCAGCAGACGCTTTAGAGGACTATTCAAAAAATTTAAAAATTGGTACCAAAGAACATAAATTAGCTTTAGCAGCATCAAATAAACAATCTCAAGCAATAGGTCGAGAAACAACTCAGATAATAAAAAATACAAAAGCACAGATTACAAATAATAAAGTACAGGCTCAAGCAACTAGGCTAGATAAATTTAATAACAGAAGCAATAAAGCAGCATTTACAAGCGGAGCTATTTCTGGTGCGTTTCCGTTGTTGTTCGGACAAGGAATAGCTGGAGGTATTGCTGGTTTTGGTGGTGGCTTTTTAGGAACAAAAGTTGGTGGTCAGATGGGAGGCTTTGCAGGAGGTCTTGTTGCAACCGCAGGATTGCAAATGGTCACTAATCTTAGAGATGGCATGGTTGAGTTGGGAGATGCTCTTAGTCCTGCCAATGCAAATATAGATCAAAGTATTGAAAAGTTAAAAATTATAAATAGTTCCAGAGCAGCCGAAATAAAACTAATAGAACAATTAGAAGGAAAACAAGCTGCGTTGGCTGAGATTACAAAAGAAACAGCAAAAGTTATTGGTAATGACGGAGTAAGAGCATTAAGAGAATTTGCTGAAACTATGAAATTAATAACAGGAGGTATGGCTGCTCAATTCTTAAAAATTCAAGCAGGATTAGCAAATATTTTAAATAAAGTATTTAGTTTTGCAGGGGGAGATTTAAGTAAAGCACAGTCACAGTTGGGAAGCGATAATCCTTTAGTAAAATCATTAGCTCAAAATAGGCAAGCACAATCAGTTTTAGATAGAAGTGTAACTGTAAATGGTTTTGAAACTAACTATCTTATGACGGAACAAGGTAGAGCCGAAGCAAAAAGATTAGCAATAGAGGAGAAAATTTTAAAAAGTAATATAAAAATACGAGCAGAAAAAGAAGCAGGAATGAGAATAGATAAAGAAATAGCAGTAGAGCATAACCAATTAAAAGCTACTACTTTTGCACAGTTTGAGATGGAGAAAAGAATATTAGAACTTAGGCGAGATGGTTTAAATCCTGCATTAGCTAAACAAATATCATTATTTGAATTGTCAGCTAAAAACGTAGAAATAGGACTTCAAAACGAACTAGATTCAGTCAGTAAAATTCTTGAAGCGGAAAAAGCATCTTCAAAAACATATACTGACAAAATAATGCTTTTAGAAATCAGAAAATTTAGTTTACAAGAACAATTAAAAACAAATAAAGAATTACTTAAAACTGATAAAGACAGAATTATAGAAGCTGATAGATTAAGGCAAGCACAAGTAAAAATAGATTCATTATATGCGAGTATTGCATCAACTGTAGAAACAGGTCTTGTTGATGCTATAGAAGGTGCAATACAAGGAACTAGAACTCTTGGTGATGTTGCTCGTAGTGTATTTACACAGATTCAAAGATCACTTATTCAATTTGGTGTTAACTCATTGCTAACAAGTATATTTCCTGGTTTTCCTGGCAGAGCAGCAGGTGGCCCTGTTAGTAAAGGTAAGAGTTATATAGTTGGAGAACGTGGCCCAGAAATGTTTACACCTGCATCTTCTGGAAATATTATTCCAAATCACGATCTAGGTGGTGGAACAAATGTTGTTGTAAATGTAGATGCTTCTGGTTCTAATGTAGAAGGTGATGAAGATAGAGGTAGAGAACTTGGCCGTCTTATATCTGTAGCAGTACAATCTGAAATAATACAACAACAAAGACCTGGAGGATTACTTGGATAATGGCTGTTTCAACATTTCCAGCTATAAAACCTACATACGGGCAAAGAAAAACATCAGCACCTAAAGTTCGTACAGTGGCTTTTGGTGATGGTTATGAACACAGACTTAATTTTGGATTAACACAACATTTAAATCCAAAAGTTTATCAATTTACTTTTAATGTGTCAGAAACAGATGCGGATATAATTGAGACTTTTTTAGATGCCCGTGCAAACGCAGCAGGTAAAGCAAATGATAGTGATAGTTTTGATTTTACTCCACCAGGAGAAGCAGTAGCTCAAAGGTTTGTTTGCGAAGGGTGGAACAAGTCGATACCATTTAATAATAGAGCAACGATCCAGGCAACATTTAGGGAGGTATTTGAACCATGAGCACTGCTCCTATTATTACTGAGCTTCAAAAAATAAATCCTTCATCAATTATTGAATTGTTTACTCTTGAAACAGATGAAGAATTACATGGCTCTAGTCAAATTTATAGATTTCACAATGGTACAAATTTGAATAATAATGGTGATATTATTTGGGCAGGTAATCAATACTTAAAAATGCCTATTAAAGCAGAAGGTTTTGCTTTTCAAAAAGGTCAATTACCAAGACCTAAACTAACTGTTAGTAATGCTTTAGGAACTATTACAGCTATATTGCTTAACGTAAACAAAGTAACAGCAGGGAATGATTTAGCGGGAGCTACGGTAATAAGAATAAGAACTTTGGCACGTTATATTGATGCGGTAAATTTTCCTTTTAATGACGCTGGCGTTCAAGTAAATCCTTTTGGCACACCAGATCCTACAGCAGAGTTTCCAAGAGAAATATACAAAATAGATAGAAAAGCAACAGAAACTAGAGAAATAGTAGAATTTGAATTAGCAGCAGCAATAGATATGGTGGGAGTAAGAGCACCTCAACGTCAATGCACAAGGAAAGATTTTCCTGCTATCGGTAGCTTTATAACATGAGTTGGAAATATAAAGCGTTACTTCATGCACAACGTGAAGATCCAAAAGAATCTTGTGGTTTGCTTTTAAATATTAAAGGTAAAGAAAGTTATTTTCCTTGTCGTAATTTATCTATGACAGAACATCAATGTTTCATAATCGACCCAGAGGATTATATAAAAGCAGATAATACAGGTGAAATTACGGCTGTTGTTCATAGTCATCCAATAACACCGCCTACACCTAGTCAGGCAGATAAGATTAGTTGTGAACAAAGCAATCTTCCGTGGCATATTGTTAATCCTAAAACAGAACAATGGGCATATTTAGAACCTTGTGGATATAAACCACCTCTATTGGGTCGTCAATGGGTATGGGGTCTTACCGATTGTTGGAGTTTAGTAAGAGATTGGTATAAGGAAGAAAAAAATATTGTTTTAAAAGATTGGGATAGACCTATAACACCAGAAGAATTTATTTCAAATCCATTGTTTGAAAGTTGTGCTTGGAGAACTGGTTTTAGAGAATTAAGGTCAGACGAAAAGTTAGAAAACGGTGACGCTATATTAATGTCGATTGGATCGCCAGGTCTAAATCATGTAGCTATTTTTTTAAATGGAGATGTTTTACATCATTTAACCGATAGACTATCTTGTAGAGAGCCTTATTCTCAATGGTTACAAAAATGTACTGGAGGTAGGTATCGTTATGTTGCGTAAATTAAAACTATACGGTGAACTTGCAGAATTTGTAGGTCATAAAGAATTTGAAATTCAAGCAAGTAATATTTCAAAAGCTGTAAGTTTTTTGATTAATAACTTTCCTCAGATAGAAAAATATATGAATCCAAAATATTACCAAGTAAAAGTTGGTGATTATGCGATTGACAAAGAAGAAATACACCATCCAATAGGAGAACAAGCAGATATACATATTGTTCCCGTTATTACTGGTGCTGGTAGAGGCATTGGAAAGATACTATTAGGTGCTGCATTGATAGGAATAGCTTTTGCAACAGGAGGAGCTTTTATCTCTCAAGCCCCATTTAGAGCTTTGACATTTACCAGTGGAATTGCTAAAGCTGCTACATATTTAGGAGGTGCTCTAGTTTTAAGTGGAGTTAGTGATATGCTATTTCCTACTCCAAAACTTGAAGTTCCCGAAGATGATCCTAGACTTTCTTTTAACTTTGCAGGTACTCAAAATACAAGTAGAGCAGGAACTCCTGTTCCTATAGTGTACGGAGAAATTATTACTGGATCTGTAGCAATTTCTGGTTCAATAGACACCGATCAAGTTAAAGCAGACGAATGACGGATTTACCAAAAAATATTATTGGATCTGGTGGTTTATTTAGTCCTCGTAAACCTCCTGATCCTACCATTGCTAAAGATACCCTTCATAGTAGGCAATTTGGTACTTTTCTTGACTTATTTTCTGAAGGAGAAATAGAAGGTTTTGCTACTGCTTCAAAAGAAGGAAGAACTCAGCATACAACTACATACAATAAAGCTGCATTAAAAGATGTTTTTTTGAATGACACTCCTGTTTTAAGAGAGTCTGCTAATTCTGCTAGTACAAAATCAAAAGACTTTAATTTTCAAAATGTAGAGTTTATTCCCAGATTTGGAACTGCAAATCAAGGAAAAATTAAAGGAATATTGAGCAACGCATCAACAAACTCTGTAGATGTTGTTGTAAAAAAAGATACTCCTGTTATAAGACAAATTCAAGCTACTAATACAGAAAGTCTAAATATTGACAGAATTAAAGTAACAGTAACATTTGACCAAATACAACACTCAAAAAAGAATGGTGATTTACTTGGATCGAAAGTAAGACTAAAAATAGCTCTTTCTTACAATTCTGGTGGATATAGTACAAAAATTGATGATACTATCAAAGGTAGAACTGCTGATGCCTACCAAAAGCAATACAGTATAAATATAAACAACAGCATATTTAAAGATCCTGGAGATACTGTTGATATTAAGGTTACTAGAGTTACAAATGATAGTACGAGTTCTAGTCTGCAAAACGCATTTAAGTGGACAAGTTTTACAACAATAGTCGATTCTAATAATAGATACCCTAATAGTGCATATGCGTCACTACGATTAGACTCTATGCAGTTTTCTTCTATACCCACTAGGAAGTATAGAATTAGAGGCATAAAAGTAAGAATTCCAGGAGCAGGTGCAAATGGTTCTGGAACGCCAACTGTAGATAGTAATACAGGCAGAATAGTTTATCCAAATGGTTATATTTTCAATGGTGTTATGGGAGCAGCCCAATGGACTTCTTGCCCTGCAATGGTGTTACTTGATCTTCTAACAGAGCACAGATACGGATTTGGTGTGCATATTTCTCCCGATCAAAGTACTGATGCTAAACGATATGAAAACTTAGACTTATTTTCCTTTGTAACTGCAAGTAAATTTGCAAATACATTAGTTAGAAGTGGTTTTGGAACAGGAAGAGAGCCAAGATTTAGCTGTAACGTAAATATTCAATCTTCAACATCAGCTTTTGATTTAATAAATGAGATAGCAGGTATTATGCGTTGTATGCCTATTTGGACAGCAGGAACAATAACGCTTGCTCAAGATAGCCCTAAAGATAGTAGTTATTTATTTACCCTAGCAAATGTTACTGAAGAAGGATTTAGTTACTCTGGTTCCAGTTTGAAAACCAGACATACAGCAATAGCTGTTTCTTACTTGAACATGGATACGAGGCAAATGGATTTTGAGTTTGTTGAAGATGATGATGCTATAGATAAATATGGAATAATAACCAAACAAGTTAAGGCTTTTGGGTGTACTTCTAGAGGACAGGCAGCCAGATTAGGAAAAGCAATTCTTTTCGCAGAACAGCATGAATCAGAAGTAGTTACTTTTGCTACTTCTATTGATTCTGGTGTAGTTGTAAGACCAGGTGCAGTTATAGAAATTGCTGACCCTGTGCGTTCTGGAATAAGAAGAGGAGGAAGAATAAAAGCAGCGACTGAAACAACTATAACTGTTGATGATTTTCTTGAAACTGACTTAGATAGCAGTAATAACGCCAAAATATCAGTAGTATTACCTGATGGGTCAGTTGAACAAAGAACTGTTGCTGGCGATATTATTAACGGAGTAATTCCATTAGGAGGTTCTTTTAGTCAAATTCCTAATGTTAATAGTGTTTGGTTGCTAGAGAATGACGATGTTTTGCCTCAGAAATTTAGAGTCATAACTGTAACTGAAGAAGATGGTATAAATTATGTAATAACAGCACTATCGTATGTAGATGAAAAATACAATTTCATTGAAAGGGAAGATTTTACTTTAACTGAAAGAACTGTATCTGTTTTAAATCTTCCAAAAGAACCTCCATCTGCACTTGTAGCTGAAGAAAAATTAGTGGTTATAAATAATCGAGCAGTTTCTAAATTAATAATAAGTTGGGCTCCTATTGACGGTGTAACTCAGTATCAGGTCAACTACAGATTTGAAGATGGAAACTTTGTATCCACTACTGTTTCTGCTCCTGATTTTGAAATATTTAACACCTCCATTGGAACGTATGAGATAGAAGTGTTTAGTTATAATGCAGGATTACAGTTAAGTGCAACTTCTACTGATATAACCTTTAACGCTGTTGGTAAAACTGCTGTTCCAGGTGACGTTAAGAATCTAACAATGGAGCCTTTCTCTGATAAATTGGTAAGACTTAGATGGGATGTAGCAGAAGATATTGATGTTACTCATGGTGGATTTGTCTATGTAAGACATTCTACAAAGACAGATGGCACAGGAACTTTTGCTAATGCAGTTGACTTAGTAGATGCTTTACCTGGAAACTCCACACAGGCTGTAGTTCCTTTTTTAGAAGGAGAATATATTTTAAAATTCCAAGATGATGGAGGTAGATTTAGTAAAGGTGAAACAAGTATCGTTCTTGATCTTCCTGATAATTTATCAGAGTTAACAGCTTTAACAAGAAGAGAAGATAATGATAATCCTAAGTTTCAAGGCGATAAAACTAATATTAATTTTGATAATGCAAGTAATTCATTAATGCTTACAAATCCAGCTAGGTTAACTGGAACGTATGCTCAATCAGGAACAACTGTTACTCTTACTGTTGCTTCTCATGGAGTTACTCAAGGGCAAGTTGTTGAAATAGATTACGATACTGGTAATTCTGTAGATGGAGATTTTGCAGTTGCTTCTGTTGTAGATACAAATACTTTTACGGTAACAGCCAGTGCTGCTTTGACTACATCAGGAGATGTGATAGTTAAACGTAATATGAAAGGTCATTATGATTTTGATAATATTGTTGATTTAGGTGGTGTATTTAGTTTAGACCTTAAACGTCATTTTCTTACAGAGGGATTTTATGCTGGTACTTTATTCGACCAAAGAACAGAATTAATTGATACTTGGACAGATTTTGATGGATCAGAAGCTACAAATGTTAATGCAAAAATTCTCGTTGCTGTAACAAATACTGCTCCTAGCGGATCAAATTATGCAACTTCAGACTTTACCAATAAAACATTTAATACTTTTGCTAATGGAACGTATAAAGGCAGAGGTTTTAAATTTAAATCAGAATTAAGTTCAGACGATCCAGCACAAAACATAAAGATTACTGAGCTTGGTTTTACTGCATCACTATTAAGAAGAACTGAACAGAGCAATGTAGTTACAGCTAATGGATCTACAAACGTACCCTTTACTAATTCATTTTTTACAGGAGCTACTGGACTTGATGCTACTGCAAACAGTAATCCTCCCTCTATTGGTATTACTGCTCTTAATTTAGGTGCTGGAGAATTTTTCCAAGTATCTAATATAACTGGCACAGGTTTTACTATTGTGTTCAAAGATAGTTCTGGCAATCCTATCAATGGAAAACAATTTACGTTCCAAGCTGTCGGATTTGGCAAAGGATAGTACAATGGGAAAAACATTTCTTGTTAAATGGCTAGAGTTGTAGAGACAGGTAAAGAGACAGGAAATAATTTTCATCCTGATAACGGTACTGGTGCGGAAGTCCGTGCTGCGATGAAGGATATATTTGAAGCATTAAGAACTTTAAACTCTGCAAGTGGCGATCCAACTGGTGCAGAAAACGTAGCTGCTTTTCAACCTCATATAAATACAAGCACTAATGAATTAAAAATATGTACATCTGTAAGTTCTGGCTTGGGATCATTTACAACTGTTGGTAATATTACGCTGCCTAATTTAGGTTTAGCAACCCTTACAGGAGCTACGTTTACAGGGCCAATAATCAATAACTACACTTCAGCCTTTAGATTACCTGTTGGAACGACAGCCCAAAGACCTGGTAGCCCTGCTGCTGGAGATATAAGATTTAACTCAACTACTACTGAAGCTGAGATATTTAATGGTACTATTTTTACAGCCGTTGGTGGTGGTGCTGGAGCTACAGGTGGTGGTAACGATCAGTGGGTATTTGAGAACGATCAAAACGTCACTCAAAATTATGAAATCACTGCTAGTAAACACGCTCATTCAGTTTCACCAACAATTAATTCTGGTGTGACTATAACCGTGCCAAGCGGTGCAATCCTTGTTATCTTGTAGTTATGGCATTAAACATTAACGGAACAACTGGTATTTCTGGAATTGATGGTTCAGCTTCCGCACCTGTTTTTACAGGTACAGACAGCAATACAGGAGTTTCATTTGGAACAGATATTGTAAATGTAAATACAGGAGGCTCAACAAGATTACACGTTGATGCAAGTGGTCGTATTGGTGTAGGCACAACTTCTCCTGATAAACCATTTGAAATCAGATCAGAAACAGCTAGTCATGAAATTTTTGCAATAAATAGACCAGCATCTGTTACCGCTGCACTTTATATGGGTAATGACAGTAGTAATAATGCGATAATTGCTTCTAATAATGCTGCTCTAAAATTTGGAAGAGATTTTAGCGGAACTTACACAAATTATATGCAAATTGATTCTGATGGTCATTTTAAGATACATAATCCAAACAGAGTAACAGTAGGAACAACTAGTGGTGATGAAGGTGCTTGTTTTCAATACAATGCAAGTTTAGGTACTTGTCTTTTTCTTTCTAAGACAGATAATTTTAATTTGATGCAAAATAGAAATTCAAGTGGAAATATTACACAATATAGACGTAATGGTTTAGTTAAAGGCCAAGTAGATATAAATGCTACTAGAGTTGCTTACCAAACTACATCTGATTATAGACTTAAAGAAAATGTAGCTACTTTGTCTAATGGCATTACAAGGTTAAAAGACTTAAAACCTTGTCGATTTAATTTCAAAGATGATGCTGGAAATACAATAGATGGATTTTTGGCACATGAATTGCAAGTAGTCGTACCAGAAGCCGTATCAGGAACTAAAGATCAAGTTGATTCTGATAATAACCCTTACTATCAAGGTGCTGACAATTCATTTATAGTTCCGTTACTTACCGCTGCACTACAGGAAGCAGTAGGTAAAATCGAAACATTAGAAACTAAAGTTGCTGCATTGGAGGCTGCATGAGTTCAATTAAATTAAAACATTCAAGTGGTAATGGTGTTTCAATATCTGCACCAGATACTAACCCTACAGCAGACAGAACATTAAAACTTCCTAGCACTGATGTTGACGGAGTAATAACAACTAAAGATTCAAGCAACAGTTTGCAATCTGTTAGTGGTGTAAGCGGTAGTGCATTTAGTAATAGAAATTTATTTATTAATGGAGGTATGCTTGTCTGGCAAAGAAATAGCTCGACAACTACTGATGGAGGTTATTGTGCTGACAGATTTTGGGGTGCTGGTTCTGGTATAACTTATGCAAGAAGCACTGATGCACCAGCAGGGTTTAAATATTCTGCAAAGTTAACTTACAGTAGTAATGATTTATCTATAGGACAGCCTATTGAGTTATGTGCAACAGGCAGTTCTCAACCTATGGTTGCTGGTAACACTGTAACAGTAAGTTTTTATGGCAAAGTAGATTCTGGAACGGAAGCTGTTAATGTTCTTATTAACTTTAGAGAAAGTAAATTTAGCAATTCAAATCAGGTTTCTTTTACAAGCACAGACAGTAATCCTTCATTAACGACAAGTTGGCAAAGATTTACAAAAACTTTTACAGTTCCAACAGTTGGTGGCACTAATGTTATGGCTGCATTTGAAATAGGTCAAATAGGTAGAACAGCATATTTCACAGGATTTCAAATAGAACTAGGTTCTGAAGCTACAGACTTTGAACATAGAACTTTTCATGATGAATTAGGAAGATGTCAAAGATACTATCATTCGTCTTACGATTATGGTACATACGCTGGTGCAAATACAGATAATGGATCTTATGCCGTTGCTGCAATTTCAGGTGCATTTATTAGACTTAGAGCATCTACTCCTTGCACTATGAGAGCTAGACCTTCAGTTACTATATACAGCACAACTGGTGCTGCTAATAAATGGAGAAACAGAGATGATAACAATGATGTAAACGCTGGCACAACTTCTATAGGAATGGGTGGTGCTAACCTTCAAATGCAAGGCACTGGTGCAAATACAGGTAAATATATGTCGGCTCATGCCATACAAGATGCGGAGTTTTAACCATGTATAAAAAAGTAAAAGTAGCTGGCACAGACACTATAGATGAAGATATAATTCTTAAGTACAAAGACAAAGACAGCAATGAAATTCCATATAAATGGATTCCAGTAGATCCAACAAACTCAGACTATTATGATTATTTAGAATGGGCAAAAACTAACACCATAGAGGAGGCTGATTAATGTCTGAAATTAAAGTAAATTCTGTTAAGGGTGTAGGAGCTAGTACTGCTGCTATCACTATCAACAATTCTGATGGAACGTGTACAGCTAATGTTTCTAATAATTTAGGCAACAAAAATTTCATTATAAATGGTGGACATGAAGTAGCTCAAAGGGGTACTGCACAAGTCATTGTTGATACAACTGTTGGTTATCGTAGCGTTGATAGATTTAAAACAGATATTGATTCTGGATCAGGTAGGTGGTCACATGGTCAATCTACTGACGTACCAGCAAACTTAGGTTTTAGAACTTCATCGAAAATATTAGTAACAACAGTAGAATCTCAACCTACATCAGCCGATGTTAATAATCAGTTCTATTACATGATGGAGAAACAAGACGTAACTGTCTTGAGATGGGGGTCTGCTAATGCAAAAACGTGTACTTTGTCTTTTTATGTAAAAGGAAGTATTACTGGCACATACCCTCTTTGGTTTCAATATTATGGAACTAGTGCTAATTATTTTTATTACACAAGTTATACGATAGATTCTGCTAACACTTGGGAAAGAAAAACTATCACAATAACAGGCCCAACTAGCGGAGGCCAATCTGCAACAGACCCACAAAACACTGGTTTCCGAATTGAATGGGGTTTAGGTTATGGGTCTGACACAGAAACAGGCACATTAAACGAGTGGACTACAAGTGATACTAAAAGAACACCTGCTGGACACGTTTATTTACCAGAAAATGCTGGTGCTACTTGGTTTATTACAGGCTGTCAGTTTGAAGTAAGTCCTGTCGCTACTGAATTTGAACGCTGCCCATATTACAAATCACTTGAATATTGCCAAAGATTTTATCAAAGACACGATTATGTTGGTAGTGGAGCATTTAGTGGTGCATTAATGGGTTTTTATAACTCTGATACAGATGCTCGTTTTATTTATAACTGTAGAGTAATAATGAGAACAACACCAACTTTAGAATATAGTGCTTTAGGTGACTTTGATGTTGAACCTCGTGATAGGGAAATATCTAATTTATCAATAGATAGAGCCAATGAGAGACAAGTCGCTTTACAATCATCAGGACTAACTGATGATAATGGTAAAGGTGAAGTAGCCTGTTTAACTATTGACGAAACTGGCGGTTTTATCGCTTTTCATGCTGATATGTAATTATGGCAACAAAAATCACAAAATACAGAACTTATAAAGATTCAGAAACAGGTAATGTTCATTCTGTTCAACCTTTTCTTGGTGATTGGCTGCCAAAATCAATACCTGCTGCTTCAGACAATGAAGATTATCGAGAATATTTAGCTTGGGTTGCAGAAGGTAACACACCCGAAGAGGCAAGCTAATGGCAATTACTCCTGGAACATATAATATGACTGTACAAAGAAGAGCAGATCATAGTGTACAACTTGTGTTCAAGGATAATAATAATGCTGCGATAAATTTAGATGGATTTACTGTTGCTGCTCAAGTTTGGGATGAACCACGATCTAATAAATATGCTGATTTTGCTGTAACTTACACTAATCGAAGCACTGGAACGGTAGATATAGCACTTACTGATACACAGACAGGAACATTTACTCCAGATGTTTTAAAATATGACGTTGCTCTTACAAATTCTGCTGGTTTGAAAGAATATTATTTAGAAGGTACTATATTTATGTCAGAGGGTTATACAGCATGAATACAGTTACGATTTCAGAAACCAAAAATACTGTAGAAGTTAACGAAACTACTAATACTGTTACAGTTAATGAGGGCAATGCCACTGTGGTTACTGTAGCCACTCAAGGCCCACAAGGGCCAACTGGTATTGTTATAGATCAAACCAGCAAAATTAATGGCTCTGTCATTTACTATGACTCAACTTCTGCTAAATTTAAAGCAGACGCAACTACTACCAAACTTACACTCGTCAACGGAGGAAACTTTTAGGCCATGTCTAACACTATAAGAATCAAAAAAAGATCAGCTAGTGGGTCGGCTGGTGCTCCTTCAAGTTTATCTCCTTCAGAATTAGCTTATAACGAAAATGATAATAAACTCTACTATGGTTTTGGTGACGATGGTTCTACACCTCCTGCTGCAAGTTCAATAATTGTAATTGGTGGTGCTGGAGGATTTTTTAATAAAACAGATACAAGAAGTGCAAATACAATTTTATCTGGCCCTACCACTGGATCTGCTGCTGCACCTACATTTAGAAGTTTAGTCGCTGCTGATATTCCAAGTATTGCACATACAAAGATAAGTGATTTTGATACTGGTGTAAGGGTAAATAGACTAGATCAGATGGCTGTTCCTACTGGTGCTGTTTCATTTAATAATCAAACTATAACAAACGTAGCTGACCCCAGTGCTGACCACATGGCAGCAAATAAAGGTTATGTAGATGGAGTTGCTCAAGGACTTGATGTTAAAGATTCAGTTAAAGTTGTAACTACAGCAAATATTACACTTTCTGGAACTCAAACTATTGATGGTGTTGCTATTTCTGCTAATGAAAGAGTACTTGTTAAAGAGCAAAACACAGCTTCAGAGAATGGACTGTACCTTTGTAAAGCTAGTACATGGACAAGAACAGATGATTTACCTGCTGGTGCTGACGCTGCTGGTTCTTTTGTATTTGTAGAGCAAGGTACAACACATGCAGAAAATGGTTTTGTTTGTAGTTCTAATAAAGGTTCGGCTGTTGTTGGAACAAATAATTTAGTTTTTTCTCAATTCTCTGGTGCTGGACAAATTTCTGCTGGTGAGGGTTTATCAAAAAATGGTAATAATTTAGCTGCTGATCTTAAAGCTAATGGAGGAATTGTTTTTGAATCCACAGAATTAGCTGTTAACCTTGCTGCTAGTTCAATAACAGGAACTCTGGCAGTATCAGATGGAGGTACAGGATCAACCTCTGCTAGTGCTGCCAGAACTGCATTAGGGCTTGTAATTGGAACAAATGTTGAAGCTAAGAGTGCAAAACTTACAGAGCTTGCGACTATGAACCAAAATACGGCTCAATCTTTAGCTGATTTAACAAGTTCTGAAGTACAGATATTAGATGGATGCACTAGAACAACTGCACAATTAAATAGAGTAGATGCAACATCAAGCATACAAACTCAGTTAGATGGCAAGCAGCCACTAGATGCTGAATTAACAGAGCTTGCAACAATGTCTAGTGGTACAGCTTCAGCACTTGCTGATCTTACTGGAACTGAAGTTTCAATAATTGATGGCTTAACAACAACCACAGCAGAATTAAATAAGTTAGATGGTGCGACTGTAACAACTGCTGAAATAAATATCCTGGATGGTGTAACCGCTTCTACATCTGAAATAAATAAATTAGATGGCGTTACTGCTACGACTGCCGAAATAAACAAATTAGATGGTGTCACAGCAACAACCACAGAAATTAATTATATAGATGGTGTTACTTCTGCTATTCAGACACAGTTAAATAATAAGCAGCCTTTAGATTCTGAACTTACAGAATTGGCAACAATGGGTGCTAATACTGCAAGTGCTTTAGCTGATCTTACACAAGCTGAAGTCCAAATATTAGATGGTGCGACAGTAACAACAACTGAGTTAAATGTTTTAGATGGTAATACAACAGCAACATCAACAACTTTTGCAGTAACAGATCGTATGGTTATAAATGATGGCGGTGCAATGAAACAGGTTGCTTTATCTGATTTGGTTACATTTTTAGAAGATGGCTCTACTTCTGGATTCGACATAGACGGAGGTACTTACTAAAATCTATATATAGGGAGGTGAGCCAATGTCTAACATAATTAAACTTAAAAGAGGAAGTGGTAGCGATCCAGGAACTAGCGATTTAGTTGTTGGAGAAGTAGCGGTTAGAACTGATAATGGTAAATTATTTACCAAAAAAGATGACGGAAGTATAGCTGAAATATCTGGAAGCGGTGGAGGCGGTATAAGTGATGGAGACAAGGGCGATATTACAGTGTCAAACTCAGGTGCGACATTCACAATAGACAATGGTGCTGTTACAAACGCAAAAATAGATACTATGGCAGCCTCTAAATTAACAGGAGCTTTGCCAGCTATTGATGGTTCAAATTTAACAGGTAATGGATTGTTTGATAATTTTGTTTGTCATCTAAAAACTAATGTAGATGCTGCGATAGCACAAGGTTCTGGTAATGCTTTTACAGTAAATTTTAATTTAGAAGAACACAATGATAGTAGTAAATTTTCTCACTCAAGTGGGGTAATTACTGTTTTAGCAGCAGGATGGTACAGAATCTATGCAAACATGGTCTATGACAATTCCCATGCTAGTTCAAGAAATACAATGAGAGCTTATGTTCAAAAAAATGGAACTGAAATATTAAGTACAAGAACATACGATTACGATAGAGGTGCTAACTACGGCAAGTTTTCAAATAATAAAATTGAGACAATGCTTTATTTGGCTGCAAATGACACAGTCTCTATTGGAAACTATGCTTATAACGAAGACGGAACGGTAACTATAGAATCCGCAGAATGTGAATTTATAGTAAATTCGGTAACTGTAACCACTTCTGGCACAAATGCAGATACTTTAGACGGAGAGCATGGATCATATTACAGTAACGCATCAAATATAAATGCTGGAACAATACCAGCAGACAGGTTATCGGCATCAGATTTATTAACTAAGATAAAAACTGTAGATGGTGCTGGTTCTGGGCTTGATGCGGATACTTTAGATGGCATATCTTCGGCAAATTTTTTAAGGTCAAACATAAATGATACATTTACAGGTGTTTTAACTCTTACTTCATCTAGTGTATTTCCTTTAACTATTAATAGTAGTGATAATGGAAAAATATCTTTAGGTGGTTCAGTTAATCCTTATATAAGATTTAAAGAAAACACAACAGATAAAGCGTTTATTCAATGGAATAGTGCGGGTTTTCTTACGTTAAAAAACGAAGAAGATAACTCTATTTTGAAAATAACTGATGGAATTGACGTTACAGGCAATATATCCGTATCAGGAACTGTTGATGGCAGAGACTTGGCTACTGATGGTACAAAACTTGATGGCGGTATTATGCTCGCTGATGGAGATAAAGGTGATATAACTGTCAGTAGTTCTGGAGCTACTTTTACTATTGATAATGGGGTTGTATCGACAGCCAAGATTGCAGATAGTGCAATTACAAACGCAAAATTAAATAATAATTCGATTACTACAGCTAAGATAAATGATAGTCAAATAACTTCAGCTAAGATAGCTGATAACACTATCGTAAATGCTGATATAAGCACAAGTGCAGCGATATTAGGTACAAAGATTTCCCCTGATTTTGGTAGTCAAGCAATTACGACTACTGGAAATTGCTCTTTTGGAGACTTAACTCTTGAAAATGCACAGCCTTCTTTAATATTAAGTGACAATAATGCTGAAAGTGATTTTGCACTTCAAAATCGTGGTGGTATTTTTACTGTAAGAGATATTGATAATAATGCTAATAGATTAGAAGTAGCCACTGATGGAACTGTAGATATAGCTGGCAACTTAGACGTTGGGGCTGGTATTGACATAACAGGAGCTATCACTTCAACTGGAAATTTAACAATAAGTTCAATATTACCAAAAATTACTCTTAATGACACAGATAGTGAAAGTGATTTTGAAATAAAAAATGAAAATGGTAGTTTCCGAATTAGGGATATAGATAATCCTACTGATCGTTTTAGAATCAATAGCTCTGGAACAATTCACGAATTTTTTGGAGCAGCAAGTTTCAGTTCAAATATTGCTGTTGGAGGAACAGTAGATGGAAGAGATGTCGCAGCAGATGGTACAAAACTTGATGGTATTGCTTCTGGTGCGACTAACGTAACAAATACGAACCAGTTAACAAACGGAGCAGGGTTTATAACTGCGACTTTAACAAATGAGCAAGTTCAAGATATTGTTGGTGGCATGGTCACTGGCAATACAGAGACAGGGATTACAGTTACTTATCAAGATGGTGACGGAACTTTAGATTTTGTTGTAGGAACACTGAATCAAGACACAACTGGTAATGCAGCTACGGCCACAGCCCTTGAAAATGCAAGAACTATTGCAGGGGTTAGCTTTGATGGATCAGCAAATATCTCTCTTAACAATAACGCAATAACAAATGGTGCTGGATATATTACAGGATTTAGTGGTGTAGCTGGTGGTGGTACGTTTACTGGAGCTATTACCGCACCAAGAATCTCTGGTAGTAATGGAATTATTGAAATGAAGGCTGAAATAGGCACTTCTCAAACACTAACCACTGGTTATAATGCGATTGCTGTTGATCCTACTATTGCTAATGGTGTAACCATTACAGTGCCATCTGGTGCTGTTTGGTCTATAGTTTAGATAAAACCATGCAAGAAATCACACAGAAACAAGTTGCTGAATGGAAAGAAGAACTTGTTAGGCAAGTTCAGACAAGAGATAATGCACAAAAAGAATTAGATGCAGCAAATATAAATATTAACGCTTTGCAGGGTGGGGTTCAGTTTGGGGAGTTACTGTTGAAAAAGAACGAGTCATTAAACCAGCAATCAGGTAAAGTGGACTTAAACCCACAATCAGGAAAAGCACCATCAAAGAAATAGGTGCTAACGCTCTTGTAAATGCTTCTTTAATCATGTTCCAAAAAATCGCTAATGTTTTGAGTATTATCTCATTTGTAATGGTAGCCTCCATGAGTGGTGGAGCGTACTTTGGTTACAAGTATGTAACTTCAGAACAATTCAAAGCAAAGGTAATGAATCAGATTCTTGGTAATGTACAAGATATGATGCCTAAAGTATTAGATAAGGGTTTACCAAAGGTTACTGGCCCCTCTATGCCAATTATCAAATGAAATGTTATTGGTGCGATGATGAATTAATTTGGGGTGGTGATATTGATATAGATGATTCCATGCCAACTTATCCTGATTTTTCTGTAATGACTAACTTATCTTGCCCTAAATGTTTTTCAGAAGTAGAGATTTTGAAAAAAAGAGATGCCTACGATTAAGCTGCCTGAGATAACAATACCGACTATTGATATACCAGACGCTCCATATTTTATAAAACATAAATTAGAAGGTAAAATACCAGGTTGTAATTTATTTCATAGAGATTTAGAAACTACACGAAATCCTTCTTTACTAATTGCAGATCCTAACGGAACGTACACTGTCTGTCCAGAGGGTCAGATCCCCTCGTATAATCCCATGCGATACGATCCAAATGAAATTATTTTTACAGAGGAAAGGCCAGTTTCAACACCTCAACCTGCACAAGAAACTAAAAGTAAAACTATCAAGCCTAAGAAAGATAAGAAGCTAGAAATAGAACCTTGCCCTAGCAAAAGAAATTTAAGAGTAGGAAGTTTTGTTAATGAAAAGCGTTTGGAACGTATAAAAGGCTATAAAAGGGGAGAAGATGGAATTGAATGTATCACTCTTTATGAAGACGTACCGTTCAAAGATCAATACATACCAAATCCTCCACAGCTTGTTAGCACTGCTCTCATTGCTAGCGTTGCTGCCACTACTCCATTACTCCTTAATGTCGTAAAACCCTTAGTAAAAAACATAATTAAAAAGCTGACAAAGAAGAAAAAAGATGTAGAATAAATATCCGTAGATGAGTCTAATACCCGTAACTTATCTACTGGGTCAATTTGTGAGTATGTGGTACTACTTGATTGGGTATCGTTGTTAATACTACGTTTTTACAGCTTATAGCATCTTCCCCTACTAGCTTTACACCGAGCTTAAACTGCTCTGCACATATCTTCATTCTTGCTAAATTAGCTTCTAATTTTGCTTTCTGTAGTGCAAACTCTTGTCCTTTTATTTGAGTTTCAGCAGCTTTCAAGCAAGCCTTATTAAAACCATGACCTCCAAGTGGTATTTGAAAACTAGCGGTTACTCCGTAATTTAGGTTATATACTGTTTGATCTAATCTTGGCTGTTCGGACTGATAAAGGACACGACCAGGATTAAGAAGATTACCGTTAGCATCTTCTGAAAGGTCGTAAATATTGGTTCGGGTTGTTGTAACTCTTGGTAAGCTAAAATTTTCTCCTTTAGTGACAAAGGGAGTGATAGCCAAAGTTGGTAGTTGGCATTGAATACCGTTTGAATATCTATGGGTAGGGAAGTTTCCATTTATTGTTTGGTATCCATTATTTATAACCGTTCCAGAAGAAGATGCAGATGGGGATGATACGGTATTAGCTTTTATAGGAGATGTAAGTAGGAAACTTATTGCGAGAAGATACTTAGCGAAGTGCTTTGACTTTCTGTATTGATAGTTCTTTGGATCGTGGATACCGCATCTAACCCAGGTGCTAAGAAGTTTTCTGTAATGCTGAAGGCTTCTCCTGGAGCTTTTACTTCCCATTGAGGTTTGGTAGTTAAATCTGGAGTCACCCATTTAAATGAAACTCCATTGAATGTCTGAGTATTTGTATAAGTAGCATCGGGAGATATGATTGTTCCTTCCGCAGGTTGCACATTAGTACCTTGCATAGAATACGAATATCCTGTCCGATAATTCTCAGTAACGATTGTTTCCACAATAATAGTCTTACTGGAACTCGAACTCTCCATTTGACCTGTTGTAAACGAAGGTGTGATGCTTCCTGCATTTGCACTAGGTATTGCGAAGAATAAAAGTACAAACCACCTCATCAATCAATTTCTAAAGTTATCGTACTTTGCATTTGTGCAGTAACACCTGCTCCAGCATCAGTTAATGTTATCGCCATCTCACCAGCAGAATTTAATGTCATTTCAGTATCGCCAATATCACCACCAGAAAAACTAACAGTTTCTCCAAAAACAGGAAGAGCATCTATTACACCATCTGTGACGGTAGCACCAAGAAAATCTGGTATAGCATCCCCTTCTAGATAAGTTTCTGTTAGAGAATAAGCATCTCCAGCATTTTTTACAGCGTAAGTAGTGTCATAATCTAAGGCTGGTACTCCATCCGTTATAGCTGTAGCTGCAAGATTTAACGTACCAATAGCGTTATCAACAGAGTTAGATGTTGGAGTGATGTTTGTACCAGAAGAAGAGAATGTAGTTCCCATTCTTGTAGCTGTAGATGAAGCACCTAAAGTACTGACAGACACTACGTTTTGTATGCTGTGCGTTATATCAGCATAAGCAGGAGTTGAAACCAAGAATAAAAATGGAATTAGTCTTTTCATTTGATACCTACCTTATTTTTACTATTATCCACAATTTTAGGAGAATTGCCATTTTTCTTGTTTCCCACGGAAATGCCGTACGAACCTAGCACCCCACTTACGAGTCCAGCCGTGAACGCTCCATCAATCCTTACCTTTCCCATGTATCCAAGAGTCATCATTGATAAACTCCAAGTCAAAATTAGAAATCGAATAGCGTGACCAAATAGATCACCCCAATCAATACCTTCTTTTTCTTCCTTCTCTTCAGCCATAAAAGTTAAGATTCTTGTCCAATACTAGCATTTTAGCTATGTTTGGAAAGTAACACATATTTTTTTTATGTATAAGATTCTAAAACCGATTTTAATGACCTTTTTAACAACAACTGCTGTTAAGAGATTGGTCGTAGATTTATTGAAATCAATCGCCAAGCAAACTACAAATACTCTTGATGATAAAGCAGTTGCAATTTTAGAAAAACAACTTTTTCCTTCAACATGAAAATCACTAAATTTCTCAACATAAATATCGAACCAGCACCTCCAGAGTTGGAACTAGAGATTGAAATGCAATGTAGAGAAATAATGAAAGCTGATGATTTTGTTGATATAAAAAGATATTGTACTCATCTTGTTAGAAAAAAATTCGATCAAGATATTTTTATGGCCTCTTTGTTAAATAGATTGATAGAACTAGAAGCTAATCGTGTTGTAGCAGAAATGAGAAAAGAAAAACCTAAATTTATTAATCCGATAAAAAAGTTTTTTCGTATTCGTTAAGCTCATCATTAGTAAAATCTCGCACCAATAATGTATTAATTTTATCAATCTCATAATTAAATTTAAGAATAGATGTTCTTATATGTTCAGTAACCCATTGCCCGTCTTTACTAACTAACTGTGCTTTTTTTCTGTCGTTTATAAAAACATAATGATCTTGTCCTTTTAATTGAACATCTAATAAGTTTTTTTCTAAATTTTTACGTCTAATCTCTCTTAATCGTTTTAATTTTTTAGAATCACTCATTTTTTTTCTTGATTGAATTAAGAATCCTTGATAGTGCTCTTCCTTGTAATCGGTTTTGAATGGCTCTATTCCAGTTTTCCTGATCTTTTTTCAATGCTTCATCATACACTTCTTTATCAATCTTGTCTTGTAAAAATTTATAAACTACATCTCTTATCCAAGAAGTAGGTTTGATTTTTAATTTCGTACGAATGTATTCATCAAATAGCTCTCCTCTGTTTATATCTATAAGAACGTGGTAATACTTTTTGTTTCCGTGAGGTTTCTTGCCAGCTTCAGCCATAAATATCTTTTTAACTAATGTTATCACAAATTCGATACATTGATACTTTATTAATGTTAAAGAGTATTTTCCCTGGGGAGAGTGGCTAAAATTGTCCCATTCTCTATAATCACGCTCCACAACATTGATCTGGTATGGGACAAGGGTATGGGACAAGTAAAGTTGTCCTACGCTCCAAAAACAATGGGACAATCTATTTTGTCTCACATAGTTGTCCCACTGAAATCTATTGGTACGACTACGATTCCTCCAATGAGACAGGATATGTCAACGCCCCGCGAGCGAGGACTGCTCTATAAGACTTATTAGAATTATCATCTTCTATAAGTTCAATAAGACCTTTCTTGATTAATCTTTGGAATGATTTCCTTATCGCAGCATCTTTACCATCAACCATTGGATCGTGAATCATTTGATTTATGGTATAAGTTTCTGGATGAATTTTTCTTAGCTTTTGAAGAACCTTATCCTGAACAGTAGTAGGAGAACCAGAATCATCAGATACTTCAGGAGTGTAATCAGCGATAGCAAAGGTAAGATCATCTTTCATCTTCATTATCATTTGAGTCCCCATTCTTCCAGACCTAGATTTTTCGATAGTAATAAATCTGCTATTACGACCTACTTTATTGATTTGTTCTTGGGTCGGTTTAGATAATTTCCAAGTT